CTTCTGAAAAATCATAGCAATATGTTTTATTTTCAGTAGGGAAACTAATTATGTAGAATTGATGTCCATCTTTAGTGTATGAATATGCAAATGAATCTGATTTAATAGACATTCTAGATAGTGTATTTTCTAACCAAGGAGCTGATTTAGAAATTCTAGTTACACTTGATGCATCTACAGAATAGACAGCATTCTCACCAGTTTTACTACTAGCTAAGAACACTATCTTACCACCAACACTAACTGCACTCTTTATGTACTTGCAACCTACTTCAGTTGTTTTAGTGGTAGTAATAAATGGGTTGTATTCATTGTCTTGCCAAACGTATATTTGTAATGAAGCAGTTCCTAGTATTGCTAAGTAATCGTCAGCGGATCTAATACCAGTAATGATGTCCGATGCAAATTCTGCTTTCTGAAAACATAATGCTCCAAACCATTGTTCTTCAGATTCTAGTGTACCTTCAACGTAGGAATCCTCACTTGGTGCATAATATTGATTATCATCATAGGTAACAAATGAACCATCATTCTTAGTGTACTTGTATCTAGTTTTAAGAACATAGAAAGCGTGTTCATTATCTACACCATTTGGTTTACCTAGATTTGAGTAATAGAAATAATCATGTTGATAATCGTTACATATTATTCTGTAATTAAGATTACAAATAGTAGTAGGTCTAATTGATGTATCGGTAGTACCTGTTCTTATTGGTAAAGGTAGATATTCTAAAGTTGCTAAAGAATCTTCATCTTCTAACCCTACTGACAATACTTGATAGTTTGAACAAATACAAAGGAATGCAGGTGCTCCACCTGTTTCTGCAAAGTCTACGGGCTCATCATTGTTTGATACTGATCCTAATCTAAAATATGAATAGTCTGAATAAATTCTAAATAGATACTCTCCAAATACTCCATACAATAATTCTCCACCTTCTTCATGCGAAGATAATGGTGAAGTTTTTGCTACATACAAACCACGACACCCGCCATATTCTACTGAAAGATTATTTACTAACGTTAGCGCTAAAGTACTTCCTTCAATTGATCTCAATATCTTATTTGTGTAGGTGTCAGTTTCTACTACTGTTTCTTGAAATTGATTTATGCATTCTTCATTTGAAATAAAACCAGCATCTTTGTACTTGCTAGTCCCACCTGTGAATGAATTTAGTATTACTTCAGAACTCATATTCTACCTACCCCTGATAAAAATCTGTCTCTGTTAGACATACCACACATACTATAAGTAATAGGTTTGAAATTTGATCTCTTTATTGAATTCTTTATTTTGCTTAGTTCATTTAACTTTCTAGCTACTAATTGTTCACTAGAATCTGCATCTGATAATAGTCTGTATTGTACGTCTGCTAAAATAAGTTCAATGTATTCGTTAGGCATTAATATTGTATCATTAATTAGATATTGTTGAATCTCATTTGAGATAACTGCTTTAAGTTCATATTGACTAGCATCAACATTTATTAGTACTTCACCAAACATTGCATCATCTTCTACAACACCTCTCATGTATGCAAAATAAGTAGGAGTATTACCAGAAGTATGATATGAGAATATGTTATTAGGTGAACACTCTTCTAAACCATTGTTGTTAGAACCTAATTGATAATAAACATGAGATATGCAAACTGGGTTAGTTGATATTAAATATCTTCCACCTACAGTAGTTAACGTAATTGTTTGAGTATTGTACTTTAGATAACCTTGAAGATTGTAAGAAGCTATTACTCTATTTATTAATTTGAGAGTTAAAGTGTTAACTGTATCATCCGCAGTTTGATCCCCAGCGTTGATTAATCCTATTTCTTGATTTATGTCGTAAATTAGTTCTCTAATTGTCATTTTAATCCTCTTTAATTGTAAAAATGTGTGTTAAATTCCTTAATGAATTTGATAGGTTTTATCCGTTAGAATGGCAACTCACACTAATTTAGCACATATCACACAGGAATGATAAAAATATCATAAATAAACAAAAATAGGTGGTGACAGAACTACTAAAAGTAGAACCATCACCACCTTGTTTTTATGTGAGGGTAGGACTCACACAATTCATCTTACTGTTTAACGTAGATAGCCGTAGCGAGTTTGGTATCAATAACACCAACCACATAAGCGGCATCCAAACGATAAATAGAAGTACGAGTATTACCATCAGGGACAACAACTGAAGAGATAACAAGATTACCACTATCAGAAGCACCTTCGGCAGCATCTTGGAAACCAGTGTTATCAAGATGCACAGGTTCGAAAAGAAGATTTTCTCTTTGGGTTGCAAGGAGAACAGAGTACACACCAACTGAAGCACCAACACCAGGGATAGGTGTATTAGTAGCAACAGGAAGTGAGGAAACGTTTGCTCCACCACCGGTAGTAATCAATGCACCAACCTTCAAAGTAATCTTACCAGTATTAAGACCAGTAGCCTGTTCTTGAACAACGAAAGTTTTGAGATATGGCAATGCCTGATTCTGCTGATCCAAAGCGTAGATACCAGCGAAGGTAAAAGTCTGACCTGCTTTAATAACCGTAGAGTCAGTAATAGTAGTAGAAGTAGATCCGTTGTCGTCAATAGTAATCTCACCAGTAGCAGCATTTACTCCAGCGGTGTCAATAGCCCAATCAGCGGCCATAACGTTAGCAGAAGCAACAACCACTGAAGGCATTTTGCAACGTTCCCACATAATACCTAAACATCTACCAACCTTTGCGTCTGCATACATTGGTTCAGTAATAGATGGTGCCAAGAAATAGTTCTTGATAACATCAGTACCAAGTTTAGTTTCCATTGTAGGAGACATGAATCCCCACAAATCACTAACGCTACATTCACCAAGGTAACCGGCAGCAATTCCAAGATGTTCAATTCCAAAAGCAGAATTTACAACCTGTGCGCTGTTTACACCAAACATAAATTCTGTCATGATACGATTGTGCATGGTTAGTTGAAGTGTCTTGCTATTAGGATCAGCAAATTCTCTAGTCCAACTATCTATATCCGTTACTTTTGCCAACGATCCAACTTCAGTAGGTACCGTTACGGATCTAATAAGCATAGAACGCTTATTTTGAGTACCTGATCCAGTAAGACCAGTTACATCCTTTAGTGTACTACCAGATGCTTCATAAGCTACACCTGGGTCTACAAGAACAACGTCAACCTGTCCACCACATTTAGCACCTTCGATAGGTTTAGCGGCACGGGCAGTAATTTCCAATTCTGGAAGTTTGTATTCAGCAGCTTGAGCTTCAACCTGCAACATAGGGCTAGTAATAAGAGCCATAATATTTTCCTTAGTACATTATTTGTACTTATTTGGAAATACCCTTCGTAATATATCTTTAGGGTTTTCCGAGTTTGATTTACCAGAAGCACTAATCTTACCAGTGTTAGGTAGGACTCGTGTATTTTTATTCACTGCTTCTTGGTTAACCACCTCAGCAGGCTTTTTATTTGCACCTCTAATTTTATCAATTAGGATTTTCTCAATTTGTTTGAGTTTTGCACGGAAGGTTTCCGGATTATTTTTAATCCATCCATTAACTTGATTTTGTTTGTATTGTTTAGCTAACGAATGAACAAGTAAAACACCTATTGGAGATTCTGCAACAACCTCATTAAATACTTCACCATGTTTAGTAGAAAGAAAATCTTCTACTTCTGGTTCTTCTTTCCAAGAATTGATAGCATTAACAGCTTCCTTTCTTTTTTCTTTATCAGGAAATAATACTTCAACTTGATGATTAACCGATTTAGCAAATTCTCTTTGTTCTGTCCGTTCTTTTTCTTTAAGTTCTTTTTGATTTAACTCTTGATTGAAAGTTTCTCTAGCTATATCTTTAACCTGTTTTACTCCCTGTTCGGATAAGTACTTTTCATACTCTGCTTTGCTCGCGAAATCTTCTTGAGTTAATTCCACTTCAGGAGGTGTCAATTTAGCTTCAAGTTCTTCAATCTTCTTTTGATATGCTTCAAGCTTTTGCTCAAAGGATCTACCTTGTCTTGCTAATCTATCCTTAATCATTTTCTGCACTGCGGCTTTTTCAGCATACCTATCATTTTCAT